TCTCTTATGCCTTCTCTTGAGAAGAATTTACATTTTTTTGATCCTGTAGATAAACCAATGCACTATGCAGCTGGTGCTGTGGAATGCATAGATGCAATAGAAGCACAGCTTACGCCAGAAGAATTCCGTGGTTATTTAAAAGGTAATGTAGCTAAGTATATGTGGCGTGAACGTAAAAAAGGAGGAACAGAGTCCTTAAAGAAAGCTAATTGGTATTTAAACAGGCTAATAAACTTAAATGGCTAGAGGTTCATCGTCGTCTTCATCTAATTCTTCTTCAAGATGTTTTTTAGATTTGGCGACAAGATCTAATAGTTCAATGTCCGTTGGAACATCAAAATCTATATCAACATTTTCTTCTGCCATAAGAGACTTGAGAGCATACCATTCCATTAGACGTTGATGATACAAGCTTAACAAGGCAAAGTAAAGCTGATCCCAAGTCATCTCGGTGGCTCTCATCTCAGCTTTCCTCATGGAAAACTGTAGCTCTAACGGCAGTTGGAATGCTTTTGGCTCAACTGAATTTTCCATTAGTTGTTACTATTTTCTACACCTATTCTACGCCTATCTATCAAAATCACCATAGGTAAGTTCGTAATATGTGTCGTTTCCTACAGTAGGTCCTATATCTTTTACCTCAATTGCGAAGGTATTCATGAACTCAGTAAGTATATAAGGGTTCATTCTCTGCTCTAAATTTACCAGTGCCTGTATTTGATTTGGGTGACCACAGTACTCTTTAACAGCTGTTAAAAGTATGTTTGGTAGAGCAGATACATTAGTATCTATTTCTGATAAAAATAATTTAGTTTCTTCTTGTCTTCTATGTAATAGATGACCTAATGCTTGATGATTATGGTCAAATATCCAACGATTCATCTCATCTGCGGCAGCATGATACTTTTGAGCACTAATATAATCAACTACGCTGCTATATAAAAAAGCTTCCCATCCTATTGAATGTATAAAAGATATCAAAGCTTCTCTCATTGAACTATCAATGTCTAGCTGTAATTTATCTAATTCACCATCAATTACATATAATTCATGTAATAAAAAGTCTAAAGCTTTCTTTTGGGTACAGCGGTGTCCTTTTTTAACTGGAGATCCATCTGGATAGTATTGTGTCCCATAGCCAAATGTGTAAGGTTCTTTATTACTTACTGGGTCACAATAAGACTGTTCATTATAAACTTCATACTTACAAATTAACTCTGTGGCTTTAGAAAAACCGGACATAATAGTAATTACTTCTTACTATAATCATACACAATTTTATTTACCATTTCACCTTATGAGACCAATATCTTGCTGAGAATATATCAGGTTTAGAGTCTTGTGCATTATGTCTGGCGTAGTAAGACTTCTTACGGGCTTTTTCTTTTGCTGTTTTAGGATTTTTACCAGCTCCTTTTACACCTTGTTGACCAAATCTAATAATCTTTTCTTTACCATCTTTACATGCTTTTACTACATGAGACTTAGTAGGATGTTTAGGAGTTCTTTTTGCTTTATTGCATGCCAATTTATCCTTAGCTATCTTCGCTGCACTTGCTGCTTTTTTACGTTTATCAGACATGTGTAAAGTTAAAAGAAACTATCGAAACCGAGACCTTTTTTATAATCATCTAATATATTTTGCCCTGACTTAGTCTTTTTGTATGTTCCAAATATACTTTCATCTTCATCGTCGTCATCATCAGCAAAGATTCTAAATGAATCAGCTACGTCTTTTTCTTCTTCCTCTTCTTCTTTGTCTACGCCTCCGTAGATATCCGAATCGTCTCCAGTAAGTCTGGTTATTCCAGCAAACGCAGCAAAAGGATCGTTTGTGTAATCTTTTCCGAATCCCTCTAATGTTATTCTCCCATCTTTAGACCCAACTTGAGATAATATCTCCTGTGATCCTGGGTCTAAATCAGGGAATACATTTTCGTAAAAGTCATCTTCTGACCCTTCATATCCTGCATCCTGAAATATTTTGTATAGCTGTGTGTCTCCTTCTAATTTATCAGCTGGATTATAATCTTCTTCTCTTGCAATATACTCGACCCCTAATAAGTATTGATCTGGCCTTTCACGTTTTTTATTTAAAAACTTAATCTGTGCTCTTATATCTTCAGCAGATCCTGTTCTTAAAGTACTGGATATATACTCTTTTAAATCTTCTAGAGTTCCTTGAAAATCCTCTAGTCCTAAATCTTCTAAAGCTGCATTCCAAGTTTCAGGTTGGTTAGGATCTAAACCTTCCAACATATCGTCAGCAAACTCCTCTGGTCTTATAAAATTACCAAATATAGTCTTAGTATTTTTTACTTCTTTTTCTAACGCAGGTAAAATGTTGTCATATAAAAGCTCTTTTACTTTATCTATATTAACGATGTCCTCTGCACCATCAAATCTAAAATCTGGGTTTTTACCTTTTATCTGGTAGTGTAAACGAGCAAATTGATCTTGATTATTAATATCAGTTCCATATCTATATGCCTGTGCTTTCCATGTAGTGTCATATCCTAAACCTTCTATAAGAGCATCAGGATTATCCCTAGCTTGATCCCAATCGGAAGCAATGGTATCTCTCTGTCTTATGTACTTTTCATTTTCTGCACTTCCTTCACTAACAGTAGGATCAAAATAGAAAGAGGAATTAAAACCTCTCTTTCCTCCTGCATCTACAGCATCTTGTCTTATCTGGTCTAAGAAAGTTTTTGCTCTCCTATTTCCTATTTCATTTAAAGCATTTAACAAACTTTGTGTTTGGAAAGGGTTTTGCTCTTCTTGTCTAACATCCAAATAATCTACAAACTCATTCATGGAACGAGATTCATCAAATCTAGGTTGTAGATAATCAGTTATATAAGATTCTGCAAATTCTTTCTGTATACGCACATTATCTTCTGCCTCCTCTATGGAAAAACCTAAATCAAGATCTTGTTGATATTTTTCTTTAATACTATTATCAAACCATTCTTGCCAGTTGTATACAACCTCATTACTAACGCCTGTAACACCTTTAAGCTGTTCCTCTAGTGTTTCTGCATCGAAGCCACTCTTCCCTCCTGTGAAGGGCAGGTAGCCTCCTATTCCAGTATCATTTAGTAAAGAGTCAGTTAAAGTTTTATTTATATCAAATATTTCCCCAAAGGTACCAAAACCTTGGAGCATTTCTAATTCTTGTTCTTTTAATTTAGCTTTTTTTAGTTCATTGATTGAATCTTTAAGAATATTTTGATTTAAAGCTGCAAACTTTTTCGTGTCTGTAAGTCCTTCAGCACCTATTGTTCCAGTAATAGCATCCTCTAGTTCAGTAATTCCTGTAGCATTACCATTCTCTAGGTTGTAATTAAAACTTATTTCTTTATCTTCAGCTCTGTTAGAAAGACGGAACAATGCGGCAAATTCATCTGCTTTATTTACATCTAAAAAATACTCTTTCCCAAGATTAATAAAATGATTAGATCTTCCTTCTTGACTTGCTTGCTTTGCTTCTTCCCAAAGATCTGCAATTTCTGGAACATTTAAAAATCTCTCCGTTTGATTATCGCTAATACCTAACTGCTGGTCTCTTATAAAAGCTAGTTCCGTATCTGTTTGATTCTCCCAACCTCCTTCAGCAAACTCTGGAGATTCTTCTAGATAATCTCTAGCCTGTGCTAATACTTCAGCTTTATTACCTCGTTTACCTTCTGCTTTACCCTGATTAGTGTAATGCCAGTAATAATAGTTTTCTTTTCCATAACCCTCAGTTACGTCTATATCATCATCATCTTCATATTCTTTATATTTATTTTTAACATTGGTATAAGTAGTTCCATAATAAGAAGGATCAAAATCTCCATAATCAGGTTTAGTCCCTAAATTAGAGTCCCATTTTTGGAGTTTTTTATCTCTGTAAAAAGCTTTATACTGTCCCTCTAGCCCATCAACAAACTCTCTTATTTCATCTTCAGACGCCCCTGCCCCTCTTAAATAAGCAGCAGATTCCTCTAAAGTAAAATCACGTCTACTGGCATATTCTCCAGGGGAAGTAACATTAGAAGTGTTTACCACAGATTGATAAGCTTGGTTTTTGGCTGTATTCTTACTATTCAATGATGTATTATCTGCATTTAATTGGGCATTACCCTCATTCATCTCTCTGTTTCTGTTG